ATTTTTACTCCGGTAAATGGTGTTGGCGGATTTTATTTATTGAGTCAAACAAGTAAATTAATTTTCCAAAAAGGGTCAACTGATATATCGTATCGTCCTAATTTATACGCTATTAACGCTTCGGTTAATTCTGCCGGAACACAGTTATCGTTATCAATAGCATTTAAAGATTTAGATACTGGCGGCCCAAGTGTTGATGAAAACGTTTCGGGAACGTTAACTAGTACAGTTCAAGCATATTATTCAACAGGATCAGCAGTTCAAGCAGTATTGCCAACAGTCCTAACAACAGGACCATAACTTGTGTTGCCAGCAACGCCTGGTTATAAATACAAAGCGTTTTAAACAGAGGAACTCATGGCAGCAACATTGGCTACATTTCAAGGTTATATTAGTAATGGTACTAGCGGTATTGCGGGTACTGTTTTAAATATAACCACAATGACGACTGGAACAATACAGTTGGGAATGGCTGTGTCTGGCGGTTCAACAACAATAAACACCCACATAGTTGCATTTGTAACAGGAACAGGCGGTACAGGAACATATACAGTTAGTACAAGCCAAGCAATTGGCCAATTGGGAGTTCCTGCATCATTTCAAGCAACTACTGCCGCTGTAGTTACTGCGGCAGATTATAATTATATCCGAGGAATAACTAGTAAGGTGCTAGGAGCCCCAACAACTGGTTTACCAACACCGCTTGGTTATAATATGCCTATTTTAGCTACCGCTGATTTAGCATCAGGTCCTACGGCTATTAGTGCATTACAATGGGATAATTTAAGAACAGACTTGTTAAGTGCATATTTACATCAGGGTATTCCTGGTAATCTTACATACCCGTCTATACCAACTAAAGCCAATGCATCAAATCCTGCCGCAATTGTTAATGCAATAGATTTTTCAAGATATCTAGCAATAGCTAACACAGTGTTTGCTAATGCTCTTGCAATTGGTTCAGGTCAATCAAGTTTGGTTACCGTGTCAGCTCCAAACCGAACAACTCCTTGGAATACAATAGTAACACATACAGTTACATTAACTTGGCCAAGTGCCGCCGCAGCCAAAGCATTTTTTAATTCAGGTGGAAATTTTCAATTTTTTGGATCATTGAATGGATATCTAGTTACAGATCCTGGTTATACAAAATCTGATGACTGGCATACTTTGTTGGTTAATTTAAAAACAGTCGTTATGAATTATAATAGTACTACTTGTACCGGAAGTTACACAACTATTGCCCCAAATACAGGATTTTATAATTTAACTACATCAGACATTAGCATCATTAATAAAACAACATCTAGCCCATCCTACACTCCTAACCAGTACAATATCCTTGCTAAGGTTAACGCAGGTGGCAATGTGCTTACATTTACTATACAATTCAAAGACGATGCAACTACATCGGGCCATGGCATCTATGGGGTTGATGAAAACGTAACAGGTACATTAAACAGTACCGTACGAGCATTTTACTCTAGCGGAACTGTATCGGCAACGTATCCAACAGTTTCCACATCAGGACCTTAATACTCTAAACTCTTGACAAGATAACTATTGTAGTGTTATTATAGTACACTACGGAGTTTATCATGGATGAGAGAATCGAAAAAGCGTTTGCTGTTGCCAATTATATGGCAACTTTGGCTAATCAAAAACGCATAATTCTAGAAGAATATAATCAACAATTAATCTATTATGTTGAAGGTGCCACCTTTAAGATTACACCAGATTTGATTAGTTTTGTAAAGACAATGTGCGATAGGCCATTTGATTTAATATTAATTGATGCTAATAATCTTCCTGTTAAAATATCCAACCCAAAACAATTTTTAAATGACATTATTCAAAAATACGATAATGCATCTTTGGAGTATTTTTCTAAATACTTAGATATAAAATCTAAGAGAAAAATTGCAGATATTATTGACCTATGAGTAAAGGTATTGTAATTTTTGCGCAAAACAATTCTAGCATTGATTATATCAAGCTATCTATATTTGCGGCCAAACAAGCACAGCATTATTTAGATTTACCTGTTAGTTTAGTTACTGATAGTCTGACCTGGTTGAATACTACCTATCTTGATCACCCTTTTGATCAAGTTATTGAAGTACACGAAATAGCATACAAGCAAAAGAAAGCATTCTTTGATGGCGCCCTATCTTCAAAAAGTTTAGAATGGAAAAATTTTGCTAGGTATCAAGCCTATGCACTTAGCCCATACGATACAACTCTTGTGATTGACAGCGACTTTATAATAAACAGTAGTGTATTAAAATCAGCATTTGATCGAGATGCTGATTTGCAAATTTATTCTCAAAGCATGGATCTAGCACACGAAAGATCTGCAGATGAGTTTAATCGTATTAATGATCGGGGTATTCCTTTTTATTGGGCTACGGCATTTATTTTTAAAAAAAATCCAATGATGGAATCGTTTTTTGATTTAATTTCTTATATAAGAACAAATTGGGATTACTATAAAATGTTGTATAACATAGATGCATCTTTATTTAGAAATGATTATGCATTTAGTATTGCAATACACATATTAAACTCAAAAATGGACGGAAATTTTACAGTAGAGTTACCAGGTAAAATGATTTATACTCGAGATAAGGATGTGTTGGTTGAAATGCACAACGGCACAATGCAATTTTTAATGGAAAAGAAAAATTATAACGGTGAGTATATTATAGCAAAAACTACTAATCTTGATGTACATGTGATGAACAAATTTAGTCTAAGTAGATTTATAGACGGAGGTTCGGGTGTCTAAAGGATTTTTAGTTTTAGCTCAACGTACTGATACTGTTGATTATATTCAACAGGCTTATGCATTAGCCTTAAGTATAAAACTTTCTCAAAATGAAATTGATAAAATTTCACTTGTTACAAATGATATTGTACCTGAGGAATATGTAACAGCATTTGATCAAATAATTCCTATTCCTTATTTTAATAAGGACATAAGCAGTTCATTTAAAACTGAACATAGATATCAGATGTATTATGCAACACCTTACGATGAAACTATTGTACTAGATACTGACATGCTTATGTTAGATGACATTTCATTGTGGTGGGATTACTGTAGCAATCATGATATTAAATTCTGTAATAGAATTAAAAATCATAAATTAGAAACAGTAGTTGATACAGTGCATAGAAAAGCATTTATATCTAACAACTTATCTAGTCCTTATTTTGCTTTACATTACTTTAAGAAAAGTGATTATGCAAAAGAATTTTATAAAGTATTAGAATTTGTATGTAATAATTGGCAATGGTGTTGGTCTAAATTTGCTCCAGAAAATTATCAATCGTGGTCCAGTATGGATTTAGCAGTGGCTATTACAATAGAAATACTAGGAGCGCACGAGCAGGTTTTAGATGTGCTAAATCCAATGGAATTCATACATATGAAAACACCATTGCAAAATTGGAAAACTGGAGAACCTAGTTGGCAAAAATCAGTAATGTTTAATTTTACTGGAGAATTGACAGTAGGTAATATTCGTCAACAGCGTTTATTTCATTATGTAGAAAAGGATTTTTTATCTCCAAAAATTATTACTAAATTAAAGGAGTTAACAGGTGGCTAAACGAAAAAAAATACTTGATCTGACTCCAAAATTTTATGTTGCATATACTGACGATAAACAAATAATAGCTGTTACAAATTTTAAAAACGAAAGTTTTACAAATATAATAGAAATAGATTTTGCTTCTTATGAAAAATTCATTTCTGGTAAAGAACAATTTGAAAATTTTCGAATAGGTACAGTTATTGATGAAAACGGAAATTCGTCGTTAGGAATTATCTCGCATCATTTATCTTTAGAAAATTCTTTTAAAAATAAACTTCTATCGTGGATCGAAGGGTGCGACTCGGAGACTGATATTTCAATTGTATGGGATGAAACTAACGAGCATTGGTTGTTTAATGCATCTGTTGAATTTAAAACTCGATATTTTAACAATGAAATCCCAGCTTCAGAAATATTATTTTTTGTAATAATAGGAAATGATCCAAATTTTTTAATACGTATAATTCGAATTCGCTTAATAGATCTAATAAACAATGCTGTTGTTAAATTTAACACTACGTGGGAAAAAACAATTGAAGCAATTTCAATTACATCTAATTTATCAGAGCTAACTTATTCTTTAAATATATGGAAAATAGATGACACCAATTAAAATTATAGAACAGGATATCATATTCCTCAGCTATGACGAACCAAATGCTGAAAAGAACTATGCAGATTTATGCAACAAAGTGCCTTGGGCTAAACGTGTACATGGAGTTAAAGGTAGCGATGCCGCACACAAAGCCTGTGCCGCGTTAAGCGATACAGAATACTTTGTTACTGTAGATGCAGACAATATTGTTGATCCAAAATTTCTTGAAGTTGAAGTAGATATAGATGCATTAGGACTTACACCGGATCATGTGTTTAGTTGGTGTGGAAAAGTTCATGTTAACGGACTTATGTACGGTAATGGTGGATTAAAAATGTGGACACGTAAGTTTGTTAATAACATGCGTACACATGAAAATAGTAGCCCAGACGATGTTAAGGGGTTAGTTGAGTTTTGTTTTGACGACAAGTATTATCAGTTTAATGAAAACTATAGTGAAAGTTTTACAAACGCAAGTCCCTTTCAAGCATGGCGAGCAGGATTCCGTGAGGGTGTAAAAATGTCATTAGATCAGGGTGCTAAGACTACTGACCTTAAAAAGATTTGGTGGCAAAATTATCATCGATTATTAGTATGGTGTAATGTTGGCTTAGATGTTCCTAATGGTATGTGGAGTATATATGGCGCACGTGAAGGCGCATATCTTACTAATTGTACAGACTGGGATTATTCCAATGTGCGTGATTTTGAATGGCTTACAAATGTGTGGGAAGAAAAATACAGTAAAATAACTGACAAAATGTTGCCTTACGAAATTATGGGTATTGGAGAGACATTACATCACGAGTGCGGTTTAGAGCTGTTTGATCCGTGTGCAGAGTCTAGTAAATTTTTTAAAACTGTTTTTAACAATAGTCCTAGGATTATTAGGAAACGCTAATGTACGACATTGTTTTTATTTCTTATAATGAACCGTTGGCAAATTTTGGATTTCTTAGATTAACATCTTTGAATCTTCGTAACAAAATTTACAGAGTACACGGAGTTTCTGGTATACACAATGCGCATAGAGAAGCTGCCAAATTAGTTAGCAGTAATATGTTTTATGTTGTAGATGCAGATGCAGTTATCTTGCCTACATTTAGATTTAATTTAAAATTAGATCCTAGCGAAGAAGATATTGTTCATGTATGGCGTAGTCGTAATCCTGTTAATGATTTAGAATATGGATATGGAGGCATTAAACTGCTTCCTACTAAATTAACACTTAACATGGACATGAATAAGCCTGATATGACAACTAGCATATCTAAAAGATTCAAAGCAATGGATGAAGTTTCTAACATTACTAATTTTAATATGGACGGCTTTAGTGCTTGGCGCAGTGCCTTTAGAGAATGTGCTAAACTATCCAGTAGAGTAATTGACGGACAATTTGATCAAGAAACTGCTGATAGGTTAAAAGTATGGAAGTTTAATTTGAGTAAAAAGCTATACGCAGAATATGCTAGGGGAGGAGCAACTGCGGGAGAATGGTTTGGCTCTACTTATAAAAACGATCCTGCTATGCTAGCTAAGATTAACGACTATGCATGGCTTGAAAATGAATACCAACATCATATCAAGACCGTTCCGCCTAATTTATTTAAGACTTAAGATCCATAGGAAAGATTTCAGCAATAACTTTTGCACAGGCAATTGCTACTTCTTGATGCTCTTTTTGAGTACCATTAGCACTACGCAATTCAATAAAATGAATCCAGCTACGTAATGTACCATTCATATACAAGCGACTTTCAATAAGCCCTTCTGGTAATACAGCACGAGCTTGTTCTTTTGCTATGCCATTAGCGATAGCCCACTCGTACTCTCTTTGTGCGGCATATATAACTCTTTTTTGAGCACGTTCCCATTCGTTTTGTAACAGTTGATCATCGACTGGGATGCTGTTCTGTCTATTTGCGGTGTCTTGGAGTCGTGCTTCTCGCAATACAAACGACAGGTCTTTAGTAGGGTCAGCATATCGCTGACTGAATTCTTGAAAGCTGAAGCTACGATGTCTAAGGATCTGTCGTGCAATATCTCTTGTTGTGGTAATTTCGATACAGGCTGAGACCATTTCAAGTGGGCTCCAGTGTTGGTGTTTGACCAAGTATCGGATAAGTTTTTCTGATGTGTCTGTGTTGAGCTGATTGGAGGGATTGCTGACACGGGCGCAATACGCAATGAGTTCCTGTGCATCCGAGATACCAAGATCTGCGAATTCTTGTGTAGGCTGTGAGTAACTGAGTAGTCGAACATGCATTATTTATAGCTTCTTTTTTTTAAGGAATTTTTGGGTACTTTTTTCAATGTCTTTTCTAACTCGTTCTGTATCAAGTTTAAAGTCAACATTATCAATAGTGCCTTCGTACGTTTTACATATCTCGCTGAGGTTCTGTTGGAACGC